CTTTGCTTGTTCCAAGCAGACTGTTTAGTTAATAAACTGTCAATGCTCTTCTGAATGCCTTCGTTTGATTTCTTTGTTGCTTCTATGTTGGCATTCTCTTGAGTTATTGCATCTTTAGTTTGACGAATTAGTTCTTTAAGTGTCTCTGCCTTTTCACTCAGTATGGTAATACCTAACAACTGCTCAATGATTGCTCTTTGGTCATTAGCCCGCATACTCAAGAACGGTTCGGTATAGGTATTCAACGCAACTACGTGCTTGAACATGTCATGGCTCATGCCCAGAAGTTCATCTAAATCCTTTTGAGTTTCACGCATGTCGCCCTGAGCATCGTCTGTTTCGCCTGTTTCTTGTGCTTCATCATTGACATAGAACTGTAAAATATTGGGTTTCCGACCACGCTCGATACGATATTGTACACCATCTTTATCAAACGCCAACGTAACTAACATGTTCTTATTGTTAATCTTGTTAATTAAGTTGTCTTTCTTAATATTAGTAAGAGCGGTCCCAAATAAAGCATAACTTAGTGCGTTGACTATAGTAGTTTTACCAGTACCGTTACGGCTACCACTATCGTCTCCGCCCATGTCTAAGTTTTCTCCTAGTACAAGGGTTAAATGCTCTTTGCTAAAATCTACAGCTTGAGTTTGGTTGCCCACACTCATAAAGTTTTTTACTGTAAGTTCTTTTATTTTAATCATAGGCTGTTATAAATCGCTAGTAGCGTATTCTTATTATACGTTTCGCTTTCAATATTCACAAGCTGACTGGAAACTATCTGGTCAACGCTTTCGAAAGATTGAACATCGATGTCTGTGTTAATTTCAACTGCTTTTCGTTCTGTAATCAGTGTAAGCTCTCTGATATCGTATTGCGACATAAAGTTTTCTTTAATAAAACTTGCTTCTTCGTAACTGATATCTATATCCAATGTCACACGCAAATGTTGTTTTGGCAGTATTAATGTGTCGGCTTCGTCGATCAAACGACTCAAAGTTACCGTTCTAAACGTTGGCTGTCCGGGCCATGCGTGGTATTCTGGTTGTTTGCCCCACTCTAGTATCATCATTCCACGGTCGTCGTCCCATGCATCTGCATAATTGTGGGGGAAAGCATTGCCAATGTAGTGCATATTGTTCTTGCTTTGACGTTTATGGAAGTGTCCACTGAATCCTAATTCGTATCCTTGGAACGCATCTAATTGAATCTCGCCGTGATCCGGCATCTGAACCATAGCGTTCATGTAAAAGTGTGGCAGTTCAAAGTGCCCGAAGATATACTTGGCCTTCTTTTTGCCTATTTGCTTCCATTCTTCTCCAACAAGCCACGGACAAAGTGTAACATCGCCTTCTGTCATCGGGTGGTGTACAACGGTAATACCAGGGATGTACTTTCCAAATTCAACAGAGTGAATGTCGCGTTTATCTTTATAATAAAGATCATGGTTGCCAGGAAAAAAGAAAAACTGATCAAAGGCACCGCCCAGCTTTTCCAATGCTCTGAGACTATAATCCATAGTAGTGATATTAAGACTGTTGCGATTATGATGCCAATCTCCAAGAAATATTCCTGTATCACACCCTTCCTCCTTTGCCCTAGCAATATACCAATCAACAAAGTCTTCGCAATCTTGATTGTGTACTTGACTGTTGCTCTTTAAACCAAAGTGTATGTCTGTAAAACATGCGACCTTTTTAAATAGATTACTCATCCGTTGTCCCTTCTGAATGTCTGCGTAGTGCAGCTTCGTGTTCACCTTGACCAGTTCTTGTATAACTTGGGTTCATACCGTTCATTTCTAAAATATCGTCTCTAATGTTTTGATTACGCTTTTCAATGTTGATAACTCTAACGAATGAATTAGTAACAGCAGCAGTAAAGTAAGCAAAAGGATTATCTGACTTGCTTTCATCGAATTGTAGTCCTATTTGTGTTAGTTGTAAAATGGCTTGACCTTTCATTTCATCATTGTATGTGTAGCCCCTAACGTTACCACGAGTTGCATATCGTTCGCAGAGTTTAATCATCATGCGAGCTAGGTTATTGGTTATTGATCCGGCGTCTTTATCGAACTTGCCAGCTTTCAATCCGCCCTTCCAATGACTTTTTCCAACACATATTAGCTCGTCATTTTCATCAAACTTAAAGTGTTGGAATGGTGGAAAGTTAACTTTATCATGTTTGTCAGCAGTACTTTTAGGATTCTTCTTGCGAATACTGTTTGTTGGAACATGCTCGAAAGTCATAATCCTAAAAATTAAATCTGTTTTGGCAATTTTCTTATAGTCAACAGCACAATCTGCTTGTTTGACTTTTTCTCCCGATGCCTTTCTTCGAGCATAATCTTCGTCGCCTAGACGTTTTGCTTTATTTCGCTTGGCTTCTGCTATTGTTCTTATATTAATTTTGTCTACACTGGGCAATATAATGTCATACTGATGGTATTCTGGCTTAGTAAAGCTACAGTATGAGCTTTTTGATTTGTGTATTTCTAATAATAAATCTTTGTTGTTTAGGTAATTCACCTTTGGTGCTAATGTTGTCATCAAACGTATCTCCGGATTGTTAGATTATAAACTACGTATATTATAAAGTCAAATAAATATATTACCAAAAGGAAAAACAAATATGGCTTTTACATCAGGTAACAGTTTCGTCAATAAAGTTGCAGCAGGCGCCGCAGTTTTTGGAGCCGCAACACAGGCAGTTAATACAGTTTCGGCTATTAGTGCCGCGCTATCAACGCTTGATAGTTCTGCTGGGGTTGGTGGCGCACTTAGGGCATTAAATCTTCCCGCAGGCGGTGAAGCAATTGGAGATATTGCCAGTGCGTTTGCTGCGTTCCAAGGCGATCCGTATGCTAATGACTGGCGTGTCAGGTTAAGTCTCCCAAATTGGTCTAGTTTCAAATCTAGTCCAGTGTTAAAACCACTTAGAGATGCTGGCGGTTTTGTGTTTCCTTTTACTCCACGGATTACTATTAAAGGTAATGCCAAGTATTCTCAAGAATCGATTGTTCATTCAAACTACCCTGTAAATGCTTATAAGAACAGCGACCCGGGCACTATTGAAATAACTGCAACAATGGCAGTTGAAGATGCAGGTCAAGCGTTATATTGGATTGCAGCAGTACATTATTTACGTTCTGTGTCAAAAATGTTCACTGGTTTTGATCCAAAAGCCGGCAACCCGCCTCCTATAGTCATGCTAAACGGCTACGGCAACTATGTTTTTAAGAATGTTCCGGTTGCGGTTTCAGGATTTACTTGTACCTTACCAGCAGATACTGATTATATTCATTGCGATGTAGTTGGTTCTGCAGCAGGAAACATTGCAGGTTCGGCAGATGCAGTTAGCGGATTGGCAGATACACTCGGCGGAGCAATTCCAGGCATTTCTGGATTTGCAGATACTTTTAGCGCCATTGCCGGCGGTGTTGGCCAAGTAGCAGGTTTATTAGGAACATTTGGTATTGGTGGAACAACCAGCGGCGGAAAGGCCTATGTGCCAACTAAAAGCGAATTTACAGTGACACTAACACCAATGTATAGTAGAACATCTATACGTAAATTCAGCCTTGACAGGTTTGTAACTGGCTCTTATTTAAATAGTTCATTCGGATACATTTAATTATGGCACAATATAGTATTTTAAGTCCGTGGCACACTACAGATTTTAAACAAAATTATCTTGATGTGCTATCAATTAGACCAGTTAGTGCCGAGCCTGACGATTTTCTTTACACAATAGAAAGTCAGTATATGTACAGACCAGATTTGTTGGCTTTTGACTTATATGGTGATGCACAATTATGGTGGGTGTTTACACAAAGAAATATGGATGTGCTAGAAGATCCTATTTTTGATTTTGTTCCAGGAAAGAAAATTTATATTCCTAAAGCAAGTGGCCTCCGAACTGTTTTAGGAGTTTAATATGGGTTTCGATGTAATTGGGGCAACAACTAATCTTGTACAAACTGCTTCCTCATTGGGCAATAACTTTGGATCAATTCCCGGAGGAATAAGCGTTCCAGCACCAAACATTTTATCAAACTATGCCAGCTATACGTATACTATTGCATTGCATCCGTTAACCCCTAACGAATTTAATTTTCCAGATCAGTCGTATATTAACGGTAAGGTTTTGCCAATCATTTGTAAGTCGGCATTTGCTGACCCAGTGAATAGAATCCAAACACCTAATTTTGGAAAACAAGACTTCTTTATTAATAATCTAACATTTGATACGTATATTGGCAATACTAATCCTAAAACAACCTCTTTGGCTACGATTCAATTTGATGTAATTGAGCCCTATAGTATTGGATTGTTTATTAATTCTCTACAAACTGCTGCACTTAAAGCAGGTTACACTAACTGGAGAGATGCTCCGTTTTTAATCAGTATCGAATTTAGGGGAAATACAGAAAAAGGAACAATGCAAAAAGTTCCGTTTTCAAAACGATATGTTCCTATAAGGTTTTCAACAATGACAATGAATTCATCGGATCAAGGAACACGATACTTAATCAACGGATACGCAACACAAGGGTTAGCCCTTACAACAGAGTTTGCGTCTTTAAGAACAGATGTTAGTATTAAAGGAAAAACAGTTCAAGAAGTACTACAAACAGGACAAGAAAGTTTACAAAACGTTGTCAACGCCAAATTATATGAAGCTGTCAAAGACAACGGAGGCAGAAAAGTTGCAGATCAGATAGTGATTATTTTTCCAAAAGATATGGCAGACAGCAAAGCCGTGTCTAAGGCAGCAACTGCGAAAGAAACATCGACTAACACCGCTTATGTAAATCCTCAATCTGCAGGAAATTCTGCTGAACTACTAAAAAAATTAGGCGTAACGGTTGCAAACTTAGAACAATCTGCAGGAGATGTAAATGATATTGGAACCAGCAGCTTAGGTTTTAACCCAACTAGAAAATCAGAACAATCTCCAGGTCGTCAAGACGAGACGTGGGATCCTGCACTAAAAATATGGATCAGAGGAAAGTTAGTTCCTAATTGGGATGAAGGATCTTTCAAATTCAGTCAAACTATAGATATACCAACCGCTATAAATCAAATTATCTTATCTAGCGAATACGCTGACAAAGCACTGTCTAATCCAGTCAACGGAATGGTAACTTGGTGGCGCATTGACACCCAGATATATTATATTGAAACAAAAGAAAACGATGCGGATGTAGGCAAGATGCCAAAAATAGCAGTCTACCGTGTAATACCGTATAAGGTACATTTAAGTAAAACAGCTGGGTCAGGTGTTTCAACACCTGGCATAGACTTTTTAAAGTCTCGTGCTATTAAACGATACGATTACATTTTTACAGGAAAAAATACAGAAGTTATAAAATTTAATATTGATTATAATATTGGTTTTGCAAACAGTTATGCATCGGATGCGTTTTTACATACTATAGGATTAGCAAGAGCCAAGGAAGAACAGACTGTATCTGAAAAGCAAGGCGGCTATAAAGAAGTTCCAGCTTTTAAACCTCAAGGTGTACCGCAATCTCGAGACGATGCCACTGGGCAAAGAGTAATGTCTCGAGATGATCAAAAAGATAACAGTCAAGATAAAGTTGGAGGAAACGCTGCAGAAACTGCACTTCAGCGGTTGGCTAAAACTTTTCACGAAGCAATTACAAATCCTTATGACATGACTATGCTAGATTTAGAAATATTAGGAGATCCTTATTGGTTTGCCACTAGCGGTATGGGCAACTATGTTGCACAGCCAGTTGAAGGATTCAAAGATTTAAACAAAGACGGATCGGTCAACTGGCAAACAAATCAAGTGGATGTTGTAGTTAATTTTAGAAGCCCAGTCGATATTAATCAAACAACCGGGATGTATAATTTTGCAGGACCAAACCATATGGACATGACAAAAGATCCAAAAGCCGGTCCTGCAATTGGCTTTACTGGTGCATATTGCGTTTCTACCGTAACAAATTATTTTAATGACGGACAATTTAGGCAAGTTCTTAAAGGCTTTAGGAGAGATGGACAGGAATTTAAAGCAATAGCCAAGAAAGAAAACACACTTAACTCTAAGAACGAAGGCCAAACACAACAAGGTGGTAAATCTTAATGGGTAACTCAAATAATTTTGATACAATACAACCTGGTATTAATCGACCTAAAGAGGGTATTTTTCTTGCCGAGGTAGTAGGACACCAAGATAAAACTTTTATGGGAGTTTTAGAAGTAAGATTGCATCGTCCTTACGGAAACAAGTTAGCTCCGGGTCAAACCTTCCAAGCAAAATTTATGAGTCCGTTTTACGGATCGACACCAAACGAAGGTTTAACTCTAGACGACGATTATTCTCATACACAAACAAGTTACGGAATGTGGTTTGTCCCTCCAGATATTGGAGCAACTGTTATTGTTATTTTTGTCCAAGACGATGCCAAATATGCTTACTGGATTGGTTGTGTACCTGAAGAAGGAATGAACTTTTCAGTGCCAGGGCAAGCTGCTACTAAGTTTACATTAGACGGCGAAGGCAGAGTTCCTGTAGCGGAATATAACAGGTTACTTAATGAAGGCGTGAAGACCGATGTTACACGAATTCTTAAACCTAAAAATTTACTAACAGAAGTTTTAACAACACAAGGATTGATAAAAGACGATATCCGCGGCATAACAACATCTAGTGCTCGTCGAGAAATTCCTAGCAGTGTGTTTGGAATAAGCACCCCCGGCCCGCTTGATAAAAACGGCCCAACAAAGAAGATAGGTCTCGAAGGAAGAGAAGCAAATCAGCTTCCAATGAGTCGTCTTGGCGGCACAACTTTTGTTATGGACGATGGTGATGATAAGTTTATTAGAAAAACTTTAGCCAGCGAAGGCCCGCCAGAGTATTCTTCTGTTGAAAACAGAGAAACTGAAGGTTTGCGTAAAGTTCCTCACAACGAATTAGTTCGCATACGAACTAGAACAGGTCATCAGATACTGATGCATAATTCAGAAGACTTAATTTATATTGGCAACGCCAGCGGAACAACATGGATAGAAATGACCAGCAACGGTAAAATTGATATCTATGCAGAAGATAGTATAAGCATCCACACTGAAAAAGATTTAAATTTTAAAGCAGATAGAGATATTAACTTAGAAGCAGGCCGAAATTTTAATGTAAAATCCAAAGCCAAAGTTCACATGGAAGCTGGCACAGATATTGAATCGTTGGCCACCGCTAATACAAAAATTACAAGCGGCGCAGATTCACACATTAATAGCGGTACGGCACATAGAGAAACTGCTGGAAAGATTTATATGAACAGTTCGCAAAAAGCAGAGAAAACAGTGGCACTAGATGTTTGTACAGTTCCTAACAAGGAAGGAATACAAGACTTAGAAACAATTATGATGCGTGTGCCACAGCACGAACCTTGGCCGCACCATGAAAATTTAGATCCAGTTTCTTTTAAAAATACTGACAGAGAGTCGACAAAATCAATAGCAACTCCAAAAGCATTTAAAGAATATACAACAAAAACTGATACATTTGAAAAGATCTTGCCGCCCGGTACTGATCAAGGAGCGCAATAATGAGTGAAAATTCAAAATTATACAATAAAATAGTACTTTCACCAAACCAACGTAAAGACTTAATTACTCCAAAAACGTATAAAGGCTTTAGTACAGTTAGCAACGAAACAGAAAATTATGCATTGTATGATTTTCAATTAATTCAGCAAGACTTATTAAATCATTTTCATATTAGGCAAGGAGAACGCCTAATGAATCCTGCGTTTGGAACAATTATATGGGACTTGCTATTTGAGCCTTTAACAGATCAACTCAAGAATTTAATAGTTGAGAACGTGAATACAATTATAAATTACGATCCTAGAATAAGTGCAAGCCAAGTTTCTGTCAGTCAGTATGATACAGGAATACAACTTGAATGTGTCTTAACTTATTTGCCTTATAATATTAGTCAGTCTATGCAATTACGATTTGACCAAGCAAACGGACTGTTATTAGGATAAAGTACATACATTATTTTCTTCGATAAATATAGTTATTAGGATAAATCATGACGGTAACTGCTAGACAAAATAAACTTTTAATATCTGAAGATTGGAAAAAAATATATCAATCTTTTAAAAATGCTGATTTTCAAAGCTACGATTTTGAAAATCTACGCAGAACAATGATTGATTATATCCGTCAAAACTATCCAGAAGATTACAACGATTACATAGAATCTAGCGAATATCTAGCACTTATTGATCTTATTGCGTTCTTAGGGCAAAGTATAGCATTCCGTGTTGACTTAAATGCTCGAGATAATTTCTTAGAACTAGCCGAGCGACGCGAAAGCGTATTGCGTCTAGCAAGGATGTTGTCATACAATGCCAAACGAAATGTTGCTGCTAGTGGTTTATTAAAGTTTTCAAGTGTATCAACGACTGAAAATGTTGTTGATAGTACTGGTAGAAATTTATCAGGACAAGTAATCAATTGGAATGATGCCAGCAATCCGAATTGGTACGATCAATTTATTAAAGTTATGAATTCTGCGTTTGCAAAAACACAGCAATTTGGTAATCCGTCGGCAAGTGAGGTAATTTATGGAACACCAACAGACCAGTACGTGTTTCAAAATAACACTACTGGGTTGCCTGTTTACGGTTTTACAAAAACAGTTGCTGGCCGTAGCATGGATTTTGAAGTAGTTAGCACCACATTTAAGGGTCGTTCTTACATATACGAAGAAACTCCAAAACAAGGTAATCGTCTAAGTTGCATCTATAAAGATGATGGACGAGGCACTGGTAGTCCAGGATCAGGTTTCTTTTTAAGATTTGTGCAAGGAACCCTTAACACAGGAACATTTACAATTACACAGCCAAGTAATAATCAGTCTATTGACATTGATAGTCAAAATATTAATAACGACGATGTGTGGCTATATCAACTAGACTCTGAAGGTACAGAATCTGCGCTGTGGACCAGTGTTTCAAATTTTGAAGCTAATAATATTATCTACAATAGTGTTAATAAAAGCATAAGAACAATCTTTTCTGTTATAACAAGAACAAGCGACGCTATTAGTTTACAGTTCAGCGACGGAACATTTGGCGACCTGCCATTAGGAACTTTTAAAACTTATTATCGAGTAAGCAACGGATTAAGTTATACAATCAATACACAAGATATAAGAAATGTGAGTATTTCGTTCCCGTATATTTCAAATGCAGGACAACAAGAAGCACTGACTATATCGATGAATTTGGCTAGTAGTGTTTCAAATGCTGCTGTATCAGAATCTAGTGAAGACATCAAAGCAAATGCTCCGCAAACATACTATACACAAAATAGAATGGTAACTGGAGAAGACTACAACATTAGTCCGCTATCCGCTAGTACACAAATATCTAAAATTAAAGCTATCAATAGAACAAGTTCTGGTATTAGCAGATACTTTGATTTATCAGACCCAACAGGCAAATATAGTTCTACAACTTTATTTGCTGATGACGGAATAGTTTACAAAGAAGAATTTACAAATGCATTAAGATTCTCTTATGAAAATAAAACTGACATTGAAGGTGTCATTTACAATGAAATTGTTGACGTTTTAAAAAATGTTGATTTAAGAAATTTTTATTATGAAAAATTCTTAAATTATGTTGAAGGATTGGATACTATCTGGACAAATGTAACCAGCGACACTGGCTTGTCAACTGGGTATTTTAGCGCAAATGCAGGTAATGAAATTTATAAATTAGGAGAGTTTACTTCGACCGACCTAAAATATATTAAAGCAGGCGCATTGTTAAAGTTTTCAGCCCCAGCAGGTTGGTATTTTGACACTTTAAGTAATAATCAATTAGTTTATGGATCGCCTGCATCGCAAGGCGCAACAACTTCTTTATGGGCCGAAGTTGTTAGTATAGTCAACGATGGTTCTGCAAACGGAACTGGTGTTTTATCAACAGGGTTTGGACCAGTAACACTTAATAGAACAATACCTTCATTGTCAACAGGATCTGGAATTAATCCATTGCTTTCGTTGATTATTCCAAAGTGGAGAACTGTAATTGATTCTGATACTATTGGAACAATGATAGATTTAATTTATTCAAACAAGCCGTTTGGATTAAGATACGATGCAGTAAATCAACAATGGAAAATTGTATTTGAATTAAACTTAGATACAAAAAATAATTTTAGTTTAGGAAAGCAAGGCGATCAGACTAATTTAAGACAGGACGCTAGTTGGTTGCTGTTGTTTACTACAGATAATGAATTTTATACAGTAGAATCAAGATGTCAGCGTTATATTTTTGAAAGCGATAAGCAAGTTCGTTTTTATTTTGAATCTTCTAACAAAATTTATGATAGCAAAACAAATGCAATAGTTAAAGATCTAATTAAAGTGTTGAGCATCAATACACAGCCAGATAGCTCTTCCTCATTTACTTACGATCAATCATGGGATATTGTACAAGAGTATGTTGGTATTGATGGTTATGTTGACAATAAAAAACTTATTGTGTCTTTTGCAGACTCCGACGATAACGGAGTAGTTGATAATCCAGAATTATTTTTGAATATCGTAGAGCCGCCGGTAGTTGGAGAAACTAGTTCTGTAGTACTTCAAAAGAAGTATATTATTCAAGAAAAATATTCAATTAGCCAAGGACAAGAAGATTACAGATACTTTGATAATTCTAATCAGACAGTACTAGTAAAAGCTAATAAAAACTTTGCATCATTTAATGAAAGAAAAACAGGACAGTATTTTTATTTTGTAGATACAAATACCGTTTTCAAATACAACGACAAGTTAGCTGATCCGTATGTACCTACACTTGATTATAAAGTTTTTCTTGGTCGAAGTAATTTAAAATTTCAATATGTTCATAATGCTGATTACGATAGTAGAATTGACCCAGGTGCAAGTAATATTATTGACATCTACTTACTAACAAAGAGTTTTGATATTAAATTTAGACAATGGTTGTCTGGTGCAATTGAAACTAAACCGTTGCCTCCTAGTTCTAATGAATTATATGATTTAGTTTCTACTAATTTAAATCTCATCAAGACAATTAGCGACGAAATCATCTATCACCCAGCGAATTACAAAATTTTATTTGGACAAACAGCAAGTCCAGATGTTCAGGCAAGTTTTAAAGTAATTAAAAATTCAAATCAAGTTGTATCAGACAACGATATAAAAACTAGAATTATATCCGCAATAGAAGAATTTTTTGCTTTAGAAAATTGGGAATTTGGCGATACATTTTATTTTACAGAACTTTCTGCTTATGTAATGACACAACTTGCCCCGGACATTTCTAGTTTTGTTATTGTACCGAGACAAAACGGATTAGGGTTTGGTAGCCTGTTCGAAATTAAATCAGCTAGCGACGAGTTGTTTGTAAATGGGGCAACAGTTGACGATATTGAAATTATTTCAGGCATAACCAGCTCAACAATTAAATCTGTTGCAGGAACAACAGTACAGTCGACTACAACATCACAACAAACAATAACAAGTTCTTCATATGGAGCAAACAATGGCGGATAAAATTAATCCATCTGGCGGAAAAACATCAAGTTCTGAATTACTACCAAGATATTATAGAACAGATTCAAATAAAAAATTCTTACAAGCTACTGTAGATCAATTAATACAACCTGGTACTGTTAAAAAAATTAACGGCTACATAGGAAAACAAAATAGTAAATCAACCAGTAGTAAAGATATTTTTATTGAAGCCGCAGATGCACCGCGTCAAAATTATCAATTAGAGCCGGGTCTAGTAATTAAAGACGAGTTAGAAAATGTAAACTTTTTTAAAGACTATCAAGATTATATTAATCAAATTAGTGTATTTGGTGGCAATACTAAGAATCATGCTAGACTTAACGAACAAGAATTTTATTCTTGGGATCCACATATTGATTGGGATAAGTTTGTTAATTTCCAACAATACTATTGGTTACCTTACGGCCCAGATGCTATTCGTGTAATAGGCAATCAAGAAAAAATTGTTAGCACTTATAAAATTGAAATTAAACCAGAAGAAGATAATAACACTTATATTTTTTACCCAACGGGTTTAACACAAAACCCTAGCATACGTCTTTACAGGGGACAAACCTATCGTTTTGAAATTAATAGTTTAGGAAATCCGTTTAGCATTAAGACAAAACGCATTGACGGAACTACATATCGATACGAAGCTGCTGGGCTTACAAATAATGCAGTTGAGCAGGGAGTTATTGAGTTTTTAGTTCCAATCAATGCGCCTGATTTATTATATTATGTTAGCGAAACGGATGTAAATTTAGGCGGAGTTTTTGAGATATTGTCAATTGACGAATCCACTACATTTAATCTTGAGACAGATCTGTTAGGCAAAAAAACTTACACCCTTCCAGACGGCACAGCGTTAAGCAACGGAATGAAATTAAATTTTGTAGGAAATGTTGTTCCTGAAAAATTTAAAGTTGGCAACTACTATGTCGAAGGAGTTGGAGATTCTATTGAGTTAGTTAGTGATTCATCGTTAGAAATCGTTGGACCGTATTCTACTAGCTCTTCTGTATTATTTGACGTAGACCCGTTTGATAGTCAGCCGTTTGGTGATGCAACAAGTTATGCTGGTAATAAAGATTATATTGTAGTTAGTAGACGTAGTAAAGACAGCAATCCTTGGAGCAGATATAATCGATGGTTCCATAAAGACACAATCGAATCTAGTGCAAGATATAACGGAAAAATTGCAGATATTGATCAATCGGCTAGGGCCGTTAGACCTATTATTGAGTTTGAACCAGATTTGAAATTATTTAATTTTGGAACAAGTACCATTCCGGACGTTGATTTAATTGACACATATACTGTTGATGTCTTTTCTAAAATTGAAGGACAGCTAGGTTATAATATTGACGGAGTTGATATTGCTCAAGGGCAAAGAATTTTATTTGCCGCTGATACAGATATTCGAGTTAAGAACAAGATTTTTAGAGTTGACTTTTTAATACTTGATGGTGTAAGACAGATCCACTTAACAGAAGAAACATCCCCGTCAAAAATGGATGCAGTTCTAATTCGCGACGGATTGTTAAATCGTGGATCGTGGTACTGGTTCGATGGTTCTAATTGGTCCAAGGCACAACAAAAATTAAATGTAAACCAAGCACCGTTGTTTGATATATTTGATGAAAACGGTGTCAGTGTTGGTGATAAGTCTGTCTACGAAGGATCAACTTTTTCTGGCACAAAACTATTTTCTTATAAAATTGGATCAGGCGCTAGCGATTCTGTTTTAGGGTTCCCGTTATCGTATAAAAACATTGATAACATAGGTGATATTGTTTTTAATTTCGATATCATATCCGACTCTTATCAGTATAAAGATGTTTCGTTTATTATCGACAAGTCGACAAATACCGGATTTCTTTTGAAAACTCTGGTAAACAACGAAATTAAGTTTGTTAATGGCTGGCAACAATCAGTCAGTAAGAAAGTTCAAGCAGCTGTACGAATTTATAAAGATTCGAACAAAGTTAACAATTTTGAATTAGACATGTTCGATGACGTTAACAGTTTAGAAGACTTAGAAGTATTGGTGTTAATAAACGGAGTAAGGTTAGAAAAATCGTTATGGTCGATTGCTGATACAACTCCATTTAAGAAAATTATTTTACAAAATGATATTCAATTAACTGATATTTTAACAATTAAAGCATATTCGGCACAACCTATTAATTCAAACGGTTTTTATGAAGTTCCAATTGGACTACAAAACAATCCGTTGAATGACGATATAGCTGACTTTACGTTAGGAGAAATCTCGGCGCATGTTAATTCAATAATTGATAATATTCAAGATCAGTTTACTGGGGCCTATCCGGGCGTAAGCAATATTAGAGATTTAGGAAATATTACAAAATTTGGAACTAAATTTGTTCAGCATAGTGGCCCAATTGGTTTAGCATTGTATCATTTGACTTCGCAGAATAACAATATTATTAGAGCTGTTGAAAATTCTCAAATTGATTATAATAAGTTTAAACGAAATTTTATTAAAGTTGCTGAAACACTAGGTGTTGAAGCAGAGCCGCATGTTCATGTGAACATGATTTTACAAGAAATTAATAAAAATAAACCTTCAACATTTCCGTATTATTTTAGCGACATGGTCCCGTGTGCAGGTAATATTAGAAATGATTTAAAAGTATTTGATTACAGAATTAAGAGTTATCCTTTAACAACACCGTTCACGTTAAATGAGCTATCTAGTAAAGCAGTTTTAGTTTACCTTAACGGCGAACAGTTGCTACACGGTAAAGATTATACTTTTGATGAACAAGGATTTGTTTTAATATTAGCTGATATTGCTAATAACGATATAATCTCAATTTTTGAATTTGAAAATACTAACGGATGTTTTATCCCTCAGACTCCAACAAAATTAGGACTATGGCCAAAGTTTGAACCAAAGATATATCTTGATACCAGTTTACTAACTCCGCGAACAGTTATTCAAGGTCACGATGGCAGTATTGTATTGGCTTATGGCGATTACAGAGATCAGTTAATTCTTGAATTAGAAAAACGAATTTACAATAATATTAAGGTAGAGTATGATCCGCTGATTTTTGATGCCAGCGATTTCATTCCGGTATACAACAGAACTAGCTCATACTCTTTAAAAGAATTTGACGAAGTTCTTTCGTCTAATTTTTATTCATGGGCAAATTTAATTGACAGAGATTTTACAAAACCATTAAGTTATAATAATCAAGATCCTCGAACATTTAACTATAGAGAGATGGCAACTCCAGACGGCCGTACACCTTTACCAGGATACTGGAAAGGTATTCATCGTTGGATGCTTGAAACGGATCGTCCTCATTTATGTCCTTGGGAAATGTTAGGATTTAGTGAAGAACCTAGATGGTGGCAAACAGTTTACGGCCCTGCCCCATATACCAGTGATAACTTAGTACTATGGGACGATTTATCAAACGGCATTATAAGAGAACCAAACAAGCCACCTGTTCAAAATAAAAAGTATGTAAGAAGTTATTTAAAAGATAACATACCAGTGAATAGTTCCGGCGAGTTAATTAGCCCAGTGGAATCTGGATTAGCATCGGGTATTATTACTAACTCTACTGCCGGTGATTTTGTGTTTGGTGATGTTAGCCCAGTAGAAAATTCTTGGCGTAGAAGTAGTCATTATCCGTTTGCAATTCTAATTACTTTAATTTTAACGCATCCTGCAAGATCGTTTGGATTATTATTAGATAGATCTAGGGTCATTAGAAATATTGCCGGACAAATAGTATATAAAGACACTCAAAAACGAATTAGACCAAAAGATATTCTACTACCAAGTGTTTTTTCTTCTAAGACTCATGTTAGAACTAGTGGAATTATAAACTACCTAGTTGATTATATTCAAAGTGATAGATTAAAATCATATGAACAGTATCTTTATGACTTACAAAATATTCAAGTAAGGATTTCTCATAGAATAGGTGGCTTTACAAGTAAAGAAAAATTTAAATTACTATTAGATAGTAAAACACCGTTGACTGCGGGAAGTGTTTTTATACCAACAGAAGATTACGAAATAATTCTCAATACCTCAAGCCCAGTTAAAAAAATTATCTATAGCGGTGTAATTATTACAAAGTTAGAAGATGGCTATAGTATCAAAGGATACAGCAAAACACAACCTTATTTTAGATATTATAACTGGACTAAATCTGGAATAGAAATTAATGTTGGCGGAGTTTCTGAGAGTTTTACAACATGGACACCAGAAAATCAATATGTTGCTGGAAAAGTTGTTGCTTACTCGAGCAGGTACTATAGAGTAAAAACTTTACATACCACTACAACAACATTCAATCCTAATTATTATACATTACTGCCATCTCTTCCAATAGTTGGCGGCCGAAATGCTTATATTCGACAAGGATGGGATAGGACAGATGCAATAGTTCTTCCTTACGGTACAAAACTTAGGACTATTCAGGATGTTGTAGATTTCTTGTTAGGGTACGGGGAGTACTTAAAAGATCAAGGATTCATTTTTGATAACTTTAATAATCAGTTAGGCACAATTACAAATTGGGAAACCAGCGCCAAAGAGTTTATGTTCTGGACAACTCAAAACTGGAGTACTGGCCAGGACAAGTGGTCTAATTGGCAGCAGGAACAACCTGTAATGTTAGGACAAATTGTTCGATACAACGGAGACTATTACAGGGCAATTAACAACATTGATCCTTCTAGTATATTTGATTACGATCAATATGTTAAACTAGATGGGTTGAGTTCTATAGGAAGTAGTGTTATTAGTTTAAGCCCTGCGGCTATGAATCTAACATTCTCTGCTGATAAATCTGTAGTAGACGATGTAAGGAATCAGTTTAACAAATACGAAATATTTAAAGTTGACGGTACTCCTATACAACCGCAGTTTCTTAATAATTACAGAGATGAAAATGCAGTCAGCTACACACCAGTAACCGATGGTATATACGGAGCTACATTCTATCTTGTACAGAAAGAACAAATTGTATTGTTAAAAAATTCTACATTGTTTAATGATACTATCTATAATCCGGCTAGCGGTTACAGACAGGAACGTATTAAAGTTTCTGGATATGTTAGTAGCGAATGGAAAGGCGACTTCAATGTTCCAGGTTTTATATTTGACCAAGCACTAATAAAAGACTGGCAAGCATGGCAAGATTATGCGTTGGGCGATATTGTCAAATATAAACAGTTCTATTATACTGCAAAGTCTTCAACTCCTGGAAAAGAAACGTTTGTTCAAAACGACTGGATGAAACTCGATAGTAAGCCTACACCGCAGTTACTTCCAAACTGGACTTATAAAGCAACCCAATTCCAAGATTTTTATAATCTCGATAGTGATAACTTTGACAGTGACCAGCAGACAATGGCACAACACTTAATTGGCTATCAAAAGAGACAATACCTTAATAACATTATCAAAGACGATGTTAGCGAATTTAAGTTTTATCAAGGTATGATTATTGAGAAAGGTACACAAAATGTTCTTAATAAGTTATTTGATGTTCTCAGCGCCGAAGGCCAGGAAAGCATAACATTCTATGAAGAGTGGGCTATTAGGACTGGACAGTACGGTGCCAGCAATAGTTTTGAAAATATTGAATTTGTAGTAGACGAAGAATTAGTTAAAAATAATCCCCAGGGGTTTGAACTTGTAAATCAAATAGATACTAGTGTAGTTGATTTTGTAGTTCGTCAAACACCAAACGACATATATGTAAAACCTATAGGGTATAACAATAATCCATGGCCTTTAATAGAAAATAACGATAGATATCTTCGAACACCAGGCTATGTCAGATCTAGTGACGTTAAAGTAGTTTTAAAAACTATAAACGATATCATTAATCAGGATGTCACAACTTTCAAAGAAGGTGACTATATATGGGCTGGATTTGAAAACAGACAATGGAACGTTTATAGATATTCAAGACTTAACAATAGTATAGTTGATATAACTTACACTATAGGAAAAATTACAGTTACTTTTGAAAATATTGTAAGTCCAACTATAGGAAATTATTTAAGTATTGACCAAACTTCTCAGTATAACGGATTTTATCAAATATTATCAGTTGACGGCCGAGTAGTTACATTATCTGCAACTAAAGATGAGCAACCTAAGCCTTTTGCGGATCAGCAACGTGTCGTTGCAGCTTACTTAAGGTCTAATAGAGTTGATTCGATTGATCAAATCGACAATGTTGTTGATGTACCTCTAATTGAAAATGAATTAGTATGGACAGATGATTCAGGTAACGGTAAGTGGGGAGTGTGGAAACACTCGGATGTTTACAGTCAAAACGAAATTGTTAACTCTGCTCCGCAAGAAGGTTTGAGATACGGCCGCCAAGTTCTGTTAAATTCTTTAGGAAATATTTCTTTGATTTCTACAGGAAACGGCGAGGCAATAGTTTTAGATAAAGCTGGAATTAATTCTCCTTGGGTACAGCGTCAAATTATTACACCACCTTTTATAACTAAAGAGACTGGTTTTGGTTTTTCTAATTCGCCTGACTCGTACACCGGCGACATAATGGCATTGTCTAAAGATAGCAGATGGTTAGCACTTGGTACACCGTTTGCTACAGAAGTTTGTAGCTTATATAAAGGAGTTTGGAACTCATCTACATCTTATTCTGTGGGTGATATAGTTTTAAGAAATTCAAAGCATTACGAGTCTTTGGTAACAAACACAAATAATAATCCAGAAGTTAACAGTAGAACATATACAAGTTTGTCTGGAACAGTATTGACCGGTGCCGGAGTTGGTGCAACATTTCATGTTAATGTAGTAAGTTCAAACTATTTTGTTACAGTTGTCTCTGGCGGAACAGCATTTGCAGTTGGTGATAGTATACGAATTTTTGGATCTTCATTAGGCGGCGCATCTCCCGAAAACAACCTAATAATAAAAGTTGTGTCTGTTGTAGGCGGCGGAGCTACCGGACCAATAGCAACAGTATCTTGTACAGGCAATGCAAGAGATTACTGGAAAGAAATTCCTTATATCTCAGTTGATAGTACAGGAAGTAATTCAACACTTACAAGACAAGGTGTTATTTCTTTATACGAAAAAGATTCAAATAATATCTTTACCTTAGTTGCAACAGTACTAAGCCCAGCACCAACTGCTTACGAGTTGTTTGGATCAAGTTTAACTTTTGGCGATGACATATTATTTGTTGGAGCTAATGGCTACAACAATGATCAGGGTAAGGTCTACAGATTAACATACAAGACTGTAACCGAAGTTACTACAACATATAATCCGGTAGGTAGCTCAGGCACAACAGTGGTGTTGACTAGTACATCGGGAATTAAAGAAGGAATGTATTTAAAAGGTACTGGTTTTAGTAATCAGTATGTATCGTCAGTCAATCAAGCTACGAGTTCAATTGTAATCAGCTCACCGCCTGACATTGATCCATTTGGAGTTATAGAATTTGTTACTACAGGTTGGAGATATGATGTTGAACATTATATTGATTCACCAACAGTTGTTGGAAGTAGTTTTGGTGCAATTCTATCTATTAGTAAAGATAGTTCTACGTTGTTAGTAACTTCTTTGAAAGAAACACCTTATAGTAAAGTATTTGTTTATAAAACAACTGATAAGATTGATTATAATTTAACACAAACAATAATAGGACAAGCTCGAGAATTTGGATCAAGTACTACTTCTTCTGATGACGGTACTTACATTGCTATATCATCTGTAAATTATGATGGTGACAAGATTGATCAAGGAAGTGTGAGTGTTTATAAATTAGAAGATGGCAACTATTCGTTGTATCAAACAATTCTAAGTAATCGACCAGAAATCGCAGAATTTTTTGGATCAAAAATATCGTTCATGAATGATTACGAGTCTTTGATTATATTCAGTAAAGGTTCAGATACTATTATTAGAACAAAATTTGACGACGGATTGACTACGTTTGATAACGGTTTAACTACAGTTTTTGATGTTATTGAAAATAACGGAAGAGTTGACGTATACGATAGATATTATTCAAAATGGGTCTATGGTGAAAAGTTTGAAAATTTACAAACAGATGTAGCAGGTTACAGTTCTGGTTTTGCTGTTGGATCAAACCAAGTAATTATAGGCATAGACAATGCAATTGACCAAGGTCTCAGATCAGGTAAAGTATTTGAATATCGAAAAGTTTCTGGACACCTTAGCTGGCAACTACAACACAGAGAGAATGATAGAGTTGATTTGTCGCAAATTAAACGAGCATTCTTGTACAATAAAAGAACAAACAAGATGGTATCTTATCTTGATGTGATTGATCCAAGTCAAGGAAAAATACCAGGCATCGCTGATTCAGAAATAAGATTTAAAACTTTTTATGATCCTGCAACTTATAGCATCGGAACAGACGAAGTTAACGTTGACGACGGAATGGCATGGACAAAGTCTTATGTTGGTGCGTTGTGGTGGGATTTAAGAACTGCTAAATTTATCGATAGTAATGATACCGATTTAATATATCGAAATAGTACCTGGAATACAATTTTTCCGTTTGCTAGTATTGATGTGTATGAGTGGGTAGAGTCTAGGTTAACGCCAACTCAATGGAATGAAATAGCAGATACAGAAGAAGGATTAGTAGCAGGAATTAGCGGAACTCCTTTATACTCTAACAATGTATACTCAGTAATCAAGAAGTATGACACTATTTCTAAATCTTTTAGAAATACGTATTATTATTGGGTCAAAGGAAAAAAGACTATTCCTGCTGTTGCTAACAGAAAACTTTCTGCAAGTGCAGTTGCTTCTTTGATAGAAAATCCAAGAGGTTCAGACTACAGATATATTGCACTAACCGGATCAAATAGTTTTAGTTTAGTAAATGTAAAATCATTGCTTCAAGATAAGGATGTAGTTCTAAGTGTTGAATATTGGTTAACAAAGAATTCATATAGGAATATTCATAGCCAATGGAAGATTATTAACAACGAATCTAGTACTGTTATTCCACAAGCAATTGAACAAAAGTGGTTTGATAGCCTAAGCGGAAAAGATAGCAAAGGTCGTCTAGTGCCAGATACTACACTTCCAGAAAAACTTAGATACGGTATCGAAAATAGACCTAGACAGAGTATGTTTATAAATCGTTTTGAAGCATTAAAACAGTTTATAGAATACCTCAACAACGAATTATTTAAAAATTTAATAATTGAAAATAGAGATGTATCTGATTTAAATTCGTACGAAAAAGAACCAGGACAGTTAACAGGTCTATATGATTCTATATTAGATAGTGACGCTGAGTTAAGATTTGCTAATATTGGAACTTATGAAAAGCCATCGTTTTCTGCAATAATAGAAAACGGAAGAATTGTTGGAATTGATATCAAAGCAAAAGGTAAAGGTTACTCTGTTTCTCCTTATTTTACTATAACAGGATCGGGCCAAGGAGCTAAAGTTAAAGCAAAGATTGACACCAAAGGACAAATTGTTGGTTACGATGTTATTTCTTCTGGTGAAGGATACACATCTGATACATTGGTTATTCTAAGAAATTATAGTGTTTTAGTTCGTAGTGATAGTGCTGCTAACGGTGCTTGGAGCATATATTCTTATGAACCAACTACTTTAGTATGGAGTAGAGTACAAACACAAAGTTATGATGTTAGAAAGTATTGGAATACTGTAGATTGGTACGCAACAGGATACAGTGAGTTTACAGCTATTGACCACACTATAGCAACGTTTACGGATCTTATCTCTTTAAATTCTTCAGTTGGTCAAACTGTAAAAGTAAAAACAAGTAGTGCAGGCACTTGGGTTTTATTAGAAAAATATTCTAATTCTTCCAGCGTTGATTGGACTCAAAGTTATAAAATTATAGCCAAAGAAAAAGGCACAATACAGTTTTTATCAACATTGTTTAAATTTGAAAATACACTCTACGGCTTTGACGGTTCGTTATACGATTCTTCAATATTTGACAACTCTGTATCGATTGAACTGACTATTATTTTAAATTCTTTAAAAGATAAAATTTTAATTGATGATTTAAAATATGTTTATTTGAATCTTTTCTTTAACAGCGTTAGATATGTATTCAGTGAACAAAGTTATGTTGATTGGATTTTTAAAACTAGTTTTGTCAAAGCACAACATAAAGTTGGGGAGCTTAAAGAAAAAGTTACATATAATAGTGATAACTTAGAAAATTTTGAAGATTTTGTTAACGAGGTAAAACCTTACAGAACTAAAATTAGAGAGTATGTCAGCTCTTATGACAAATTAGATTCGAGTCAAATATCAACTACAGACTTTGATTTACCTCCTGTTTATGAAAACGGAGCACTATCTTCAATTACTACAAATGTAGTTGGTGGCCTAGTTCAAGCAGATAATAATTCTGTGATATCATATCCTTGGAAGCATTGGTACGATAATTTAGGATTTTCAATTATTTCTTTAGTTATTGTTGACGGAGGCTCTGGATACAGGGCTGAACCAACAGTTAATATTGTTAGCAATACTGGTACTGGAGCAACAGCTAGAGCATTGTTTAGTAACGGAAGAATCAACAGGGTAATATTATTAACTAAAGGAGAAAAATATTTAACAGCTCCTGAAATTGTATTATCTGGAGGATTAGTTGACGGTGGCACACCGGCAAAGGTTATAGCTATATTAGGCAATGGTGTTGTTAGAAGCAATTTAATCAAATTAAAATTTGATAGATTATCTCAAAAATATCTAATGTCAAAGCTACAAGAGACTGAAACTATCCAAGGATCGTTAGTTGACGGTTCTAGAATTCAGTTTAGTTTAACATGGGCTCCTGATGTTGCCAATACATTTGTACAAAATATACAATTAAGTCGCCCAACTGTTTTAATCAATGATGTTGAGGTTCTTAAAGAAAATTATAAACTATCTGTAGTAACTTCGACATCAAAAGGATTTACAAGTTATTACGGCTCAATTACATTTAAAAATCCACCAGCAGAAGGTTCTGTAATTACAGTCAATTATACAAAAGATTTGCAACTGCTAACAGCCGCAGATAGAATTCAATTTTACTATGATCCATCCGTTGGTGAATTAGGAAAAGATTTAAGTCAACTAATGACAGGTGTCGACTACGGTGGTGTAAGTGTACACGGCCTGAATTTTGATATCAGCTCGGGCTGGGGCAGTGTTCCTTATTATACAGACAAGTGGGCAAGTTTTGATGAGACATATGATGACCATATTGTATCTGTATCGGCAGGAACACATACATTTACATTACCTTATGTTCCAGAAGACGGAACAGAATTAAACGTATATTACGTTGGTAAGAATGTTGATTCGTATATTGGCGACGGATTCTCAACCATTTATAATTTTAATATAAATGACATCTACCCACCAACCGTTACTGTTTCTATTACCACTACAATTTCCGCCTCAATAACAAACGTGGCAGGTAGTGACATAGTTACAGTTGCTAGTACAGCCGGCCTCAGAGTTGGCGATATTTTAAGTATTATTCCTGATGTTGCCAAGACTTTAGGGTTTGAAACCAAGATTGTTAATATAATTAATTCTACGCAAATTAAGTTAAATCAAATTCTTTTCAAATCAATTGCAGCTGGAACTAGTGCAATTTTTACAAGAACACTTGTAGATCCAATTGATTGTACAATTAATCCTAACGGAACAGTATTTTTAGTTGAACCTATTCCAGTAGGTGCTGAAATTTCAATTTCAGCATATACTAATCCAATTAGATTAGACGATCCTAATTATACTATTACAGGAACAGCACGAGACGAGCTTAATAGTTTACAAATTGAATATAATTTGTTAGTTGACGAGTATTATTCTTTGATTAATTCTAAGGCAGCGACTGAATCAACTTTAGCAATAGCCAATAACGATTTACAGGATAAACAGTCAGAACTAAATGCATTACTGGTAGTCTTAGACGGTTTAACTCCATCAGATCCATTGTATGCACCAACAGTAAGTGATATAAACATTTTAGTTTATACAACTATTCCTGCAATACAAAGTACAATTTCTACGGAAGAAGCCTCATTGGCATTAATTAATACTGATATTGATGCTAACGAAACAGCTAAAGTTGAAAAATTACAGGACATAACAGCTCAGTCAAACTACATAAGCACACTTACTCCATTGGCAAATACAACTTCTATAATGCAAACTATTATTGCTGACGGCGTAGAAGATACTTTTAGTATTCCAAGCAGCTTTGATGTATACGACGGCGACCAATTTATTTGGAGAAAAGCTTCAAGTGACGGCTCTGTTATACCACAAGATCAAGACTATGATACTGCTATCAGCGGCGGAGATTTAGCTTATAGTTCTGCTACTGGTATTGCCGCAGATGATATTATTGTTGACGGTGACGGATTTGTTACCCCAACAACTAGCCCAGCTACGGAAGAAGTAGTTCCAGGGCAAGTGGTTGATACTGTTGCAATTAAAGTATATGATAGACCAAACCAAGGGTCTGCTAACATTAAAGTAGATAGTTACATTGCCGACGGTGTTACAACAGATTTTTTAATAACACAACAGCCAAATACAAAAACAGCAGTTATTGTTAAATTTACAACAGGCGTTAGGGATCAAATATCTGGAGTATTGTCTTCTTCATCTACAATAAAAACATTAAACACAGACTATACTATTGATTACCAAAACAGGCAAGTTAAATTCTTGTCAGCTCCGCCAGAAGGCCAGCTAGTTTCAATTTTTAGTTTTGGATTTAATGGTTCAAACATTTTAGATTTAGATTATTTTATTGGTGATGGGACAACAAAAGAATTTATTACTAAAGCATCTTGGACCAATAGCCCCACAACATACCTAGTATATGTAAATGGTGTAGAGCCATTGTTTGGAACTCCTGCATTATTCAAGACAGACTCAAGTTACGAAAGCAACAACAGAATTGGTATGGTGTTTTCAACTGCTCCTGCCGCAGGAGATTTAATAAACTTTGTAATTGTAGAAGGTTCTCAACAAACATATTCAGTTACAAAAACAGAACGTTTCCAGGGTAACGGATCTACAACATATAATCTTGAAAATATTGTTGGAGATACATTGCCTGCAGAATCTAATATGTTGGTTAGAGTAAACAATAAGTTCCTTCAAGGTCCTAATAATAGCTATTTTGATATTCTAGGTAACAGAGTTAACTACGCAATTGATCCTACAAAATATGTTCCATATTCGTTAGCAATTGGTGATATCTATGTTTACGCAGGTGGAGATTTACTAGTTTCAGGAATTGATTATGTTGTTGATTTATCTGGAATCAATGTTAAGATAACTCAAAATATTAGAAGAAAGTATTTAAATCAAGAATTAATTATAAGTGTTAAACAAACACAAGATTATGAATATGTTCCTCCTAGCGGAATTCAGCCTGCAAAAATTATTTTTAATGAAGCATATCAAACAACTGATTTGATTGAGGTACTAAGTTCTTATAAACACGACATCTTAGATATTCAAAGAACAGAAGTAAACGTAACATCCACATTGGTTTTAACACCAGATACACCAAGCTTCTACAACTATAAAGAAGTTGCTGGTGGAATAATTCAGTTGGATAGAACAGTTATTGATGAAAATTATGTATGGGTAATTAAAAATGGAATATTGTTAACACCTAGTGCAGATTTTAGATTAAATGAAGACAAACAAAGTATTAAGTTAGCATTCTATCCTGATGTTGCAGATATTTTCACAGTTATTACTTACGGTAGTCAAGTATTAACTTCAGGCATTTCTTATATGCAATTTAAAGATATGCTGAATCGTGTTCACTATAAACGTTTAAATGCTAATAAACAAACTCGTTTAGTAAACAATTTACTTTACACAGACAATTCAATTGAAGTTGAAGATGCAAGTAATTTTGACAGACCTAGTGTTGCTAATAACAAACCAGGTATTATTGAAATTAGAGGCGAACGCATTGAATTCTTTACTCTAACAACAAAAACAGTAGGTTCAGTAACAACATATGTGTTAGGGCAATTACGCAGAGGAACACTTGGTACCGGTGTTTCAAAAGTACACCGTGCCGGCAGCTATGTTCAAGATCTTGGACCAAGCGAAACCATTCCTTACACTGAGAGTACATTAATTGAGCAAGTTAAGTCTGATGGAACTAATATAGTTCCGTTGTCTTTCACTCCAATGGATCCTAACACGGGAGTAGAACAGTCAAGTAGTTGGACATATGACACTGGGTATATTTCTACTATCCCAACGGGATATGGTCAGGCAGATGATATCGAAGTGTTTGTCGGTGGTTACTCAAGTATGCCTTGGGTTTCTAACAAAGAATATACTGTTGATGATATAGTGGAAGTTGGAAGTTATACATATAGATGTTTGACTGAACATACCAGCAGTACTGAATTTTTTACAGATAAAGATAAATGGTCGTTCTTTGTTGGTAATATTCGTTTAAAGAAAAAACCATATCATGTTCATAACATCAATGAAGCACCTTATAGTCCAGAAGGCGACATTCAGTTAGATGCAGAGTTTTCTGTAGATGCTGAAAGCAAACAGTTGAGATTGACAAACAAATTAGAATTTGGAACTAGAGTTACTGTTATCAGACGAACTGGTACAAACTGGGACGGCAAACCGCTTCCTGATGGAACTATTCCGCCTAATATATTAGATGATGACAGCAAGATTGCTAGATTCTTACGTGCAGTCCCAGGAATTTGGTACTCAAATATAGGTAAATATGAGAATAAAGCTGGATTACCGTCATCTTTTGACAGCGCAGACGGCACATTTGACAACACATCGATAACATTCGACCAAGGATAAAACATGGCAAAAAAGGTAATTAACGTTGGCACTACTGCAAACGACGACACAGGCGATTCGTTAAGGGTTGCCGGCGGAAAGATAAATGATAATTTTACAGAATTATACAATGCTCTTGGAGGAGAGTCTGGAGCCCCGTTAAGTATAGTTTCAAAAATACTCGCTGGCGACGGCATAGCTATTAGTGCAGGTACAGGCGATGTACTAATTACAAACAAAGTTGCTACATCTAGCGAGATTGGTGGAATTAAAGCCGGAACTGGCATCACAATTACCGAAGACGGTGTGGCCAGTGTTAGCATTTACGAATTACCTAAAGCTAGTCAAACAATCCTTGGTGGTATTAAGGTTGGCGACAGACTTAGTATTGATGCAAATGGTGTGTTAAGTGCAGATCCAGGAGCATATTCGCTACCAAAAGCAACAGATACAGTGCTTGGCGGCGTAAAAGTTGGAGCAGGTTTATCTATAAATGCAAGCGGAGTTTTAAGCAGTGATATTAGCCCGTATGCATTACCTGTTGCAACGGCCTCTGTCTTAGGTGGTATCAAAGTTGGTGCACGGTTGACTATAACAGATGGTGTATTAAGTGCAAACGTTCAAGAAATTGGAGAAACTCCTTCACTTACGGCAGGAATTAAAGTAGTTACATTAGGTACTGATGGTAGACTACAACTCCCATCAAACGGGGTGTTTATTAGCGATAATTTTGTAGATACTGTTGCATCTGGAGTTGCTACTACAATTTATTCTACTAACGGTAACTATGTAAGAGCTGTTAAATTATTTGTATTTGCTGAAAAATTTATTAATGGTTACGAATCACAAGCATGTGAGATAATTGGAACAATAGATCAAAATTTAAACATCATTTATACTTCTGTTTATGGTGTTGTTTACACAGGAGCAAATCCTTTGTTTACAATATCAAGTGATTATATTTTAGCAACACAAACATTTAATATTAAAGCAACACCTACTGGTGCCGATAACATTGCTATTAGAACACAAGTTACAGAAATATATGGAACAGATTAAAAAGGAAGCGAAAGTCCATGGCAAATAAACCATTTGAAATACAAAGTCCAAATTTAATTATTGGCGGAGTTAGTCTCCAAGCGGGTACAACTGGCGTTGTCATTCCTGGCGTCACACAGGCAACAACTTATCGTGTTGAAGAAGTTGATGACGTAGACGGTAATAATCCTGATACATTTGGTAGCGATACTGAGGCTGTACAATTACTTGACAACGCTGCCTACTTGTTTAGAAGCGGCGCAGAAACTCCTAGCGGCAATTATTCAGAAGCAGGTTATAGTGTTCAAGAACTAGATGACGGTGAGATTGAAGAAATTTATGTAGAAGTAGACGGAGTGTTTACCAGTGCTGACAAAGCATTTGCTGAAGCAGGTAATATGTGGGCGTCAACTGTTGCTGATGCTAAAACTAAACCCGTCTTTGATCCAGACGATTGGACACAGATTGCTTTCCGTCCCAAGATTCGAGCAGGTGAAGTTGAATCTATTGGTGGCGGTGCTGACACTGGCAATGTTGTGTTTGATGGTAATCAAATGTACGTAGGCGGCACAGGTTTCTTAAATTTAGAAACTGAAAACGGTGAAGCCGCTATTGGTACTAACAGCCCAGACTCTTTACTTGTTAGTATAAACGAAGGCGATAAAGAATGGACGTTTGGCACAGACGGCTGGTTAAGTTTTCCAGGAACATTCCCTAGTGGAGCAATCGGCTACGATTCAGATACTGGTACACTACAATTGGCACGAACAGGTGGGGTTTCTCTATACACACAAGCCGGTGCTTGGGTATTTGGATCAAATGGCAACTTAACATTGCCAGAAAACGGCGATATTTTAGACAGCAATGGTAATAGTGTACTAGGTGGTGGAAGTAACAGTTACGCACCAGAAGATGAAGATAACTGGGAAACGGTCCCAAGCACTATACAAGCGGCACTTGATGAATTAGCCGCTAGAGTAACAGCATTACAGAATTATGAGATAGACGGCGGTAACGCCTACACACCGCCACAAGGCGAATTACTAATTGACGGAAACGGAGCATAACAAATGGCAAAAATTAAATTTAGACGCGACACGGCTACTAACTGGGCACAAGCAAACCCTGTCCTAGCACAGGGCGAACCAGGGTTTGAACATGATACTGGCCTATTAAAAATAGGTGATGGTACTAGCACCTGGTTAGAGTTAGACTACTCAAGCGGCAGTGCTGCCAGTCTAACCGACGAAGGAAATGTAGTAGTCACAGCAGGCAACACAGAGCATTGGATTGCCACACAGCGTAGAGACGGTTACAACACTGAACCACGCGGCCTGCGTTATGACAGCGAAGGCAACTTATACGCATTGACCAAGACCAGCGAGGCTCAAGATTCAATCACTGTTATCACCAAATACACAGCCGCTGGTGCTGTGGCCTGGCAAAAGTCATTTACGCAAGTTGATCCCAACAGTCTAGCCATAGACAGCACGGATCGTGCTTACATTACGGTCAGCGATGGAGATCCTGAAATCACTGTGATTAAGTTCAGCACCACAGGCGACATACTGTGGAATAAGAGTTATGATGTTGGACCACTTCCAATCTATAGTGCTTTCATTGAAGAAAAGAGTTCAACTACATTAGCATTAGTGGCTCAAGCAGCCAATGGTGGTTCTGAGCCGCAGAGTGTGTTGGTCTTGGAAATCAGCAGTACAGATGGTTCAGTAATATTAAAGAAAACACTGGCCTTAGAAAGTCCTGTAATTACAGTAGTCTCTGGTATTGATGTTGACAGTGACGAAAATGTGTTTGTCACTGGTTGGTACTATGACAGTGAATCCGATACAGATATAATGTTCATTGAAAAACTAGATGAAAATCTAGATCGTGTATGGAGCAAGACCTTAGACGTAACCGGCGGCTACGATATGTACGGCGGTGACTGTGCTTCAGACGCACAGGGCAACATCTATGCTGTGGGTTCCTATGAAATTGAAACAGTTAATCAGGGCAACGGTACTGAGGCTAGATCCGCAGCCGTACTGACTAAACTAAACTCCAGTGGTACAGTACAGTGGACACGCAGAATTGGTCCAGGACCCTGCGGCAGTTTTGTCGTGGGACTCACCGCCACTGATGTAGGTGATGTTTACCTATCCTCAACTACCTATGAGAACAAGACTGATAGTTATTTTGCGGAAGCACCAGAAGTTATACAAGAAGAGTATCGTAGCAGTAAACAGATCGTGGCTCGCTATAACACTCTAGGTGCTGTGGTTTGGCAACGCTATGTGGATGTTGTGAACTTGAACGAAGAATCTAGCGACTTTGATCGTGGCCAGGCCGTGGCAGTATTTGGCAATAAGTTTGCCGTAGACGGCTATGGATTCAGCACCAACAACGCTGGCGGTGTTGAAAGCAGTGAAACAGCAGACGATGAAAGAGATTACTTTGTAGTACAGTTGCCTACAGATGGCACAGAATTAACCATTGGCAATTTGTCATTCACAGAAAGTCGTGTGCCAGGACGATTTGTCACTTACCCTGCCACTAACAGTTCATTAGTTGTTGCTAACTACTCCGAAACTATCCTAGCAGAAGATTCCGCAATCACAGCGGATGAATCGGCTCGCATAGCCAACAACATCGTCAACAGCGAAGCCTACAGTTATACATTTGGTGCTGACGGTACGCTGACCATTCCTAATGATGGTGATGTGAAACTAACACAGAGCCAAGTGGGCTACTTAATGGCCATTGGTACTAGTTATAACAATGGGTACGACATCGCAGGTCGTGCTACCGCTGTGGACAGCCAAGGCTATCTATATGTTGGCGGTGAAGATGACGACAGCAGTCAACCTTTTGTGACAAAAATCTCTCCCACAGGCGACAGAATGTGGGGCATCATCATCCAACAAGACGGAAATGGTGACAATGGTCGTGTCAATGCTTTAAGTATGAATCCTGCCAGTGGGAATCTTATGGTCCTGGCTGAAATGTACGGTGAATATACCTATAGTATTTTAGTCACCCTAGATCAAGATACTGGACGTATCCTAGATAATCAAAAGTTCAGCGACATCAACGACGATGTTCGTCTACTAGATATGGCTTGGACCAGCGAAGACGTCCCAATACTAGGCGGTGAAAAGAACGGTGACTTCAGTGCTGAAATACCCGTCACAGCACAGACAGGCAGCACCACAGGCACTATTCGTGTATTGAGAAGTGCCCTTCCTTCAATACCAACTACAAGTTGGCAGATTGGCGGAACAGGCATAGATCCGTTTGAGGACATTGTCCACCTAGAACGCTACACAGGCCTGACTGGTACTACACGAACAGGTAGTGGTGCTACGTTTGACATCATTGACAACGGTAATGGAACTTATAGTGCTGGTATTGCTAGCGGTGGCACAAACTATCTACCAGGACACAAGATTAAGATTTTGGGTACAAGCCTAGGCGGTGCTACACCTGCCAACGACTGCGTCCTTACAGTGGCTACTGTGGATGCGGGTGCTATTACTCTTGTGACTAACACAGGAACAGCCGCTAGTCCTGATGCCCCTGACTCGATAACCTACACAGGTTTATCAGGAACTAACACAGATGTAGGTTCAGGATTTACACTGACTTTTGAAGGCCCAAGAGATAGTAACAACTATTCTAATTATTGGGGTCAGACTGTCTCTGCTGGTGGATCAAACTACGTAGAAAATGACATTGTTGTTATTCAAGGTACAAGCCTAGGTGGTACTAGTCCCGCAAACGATCTAACAGTCAGAGTCAGTGTCAGTGGCGGAAGTGTTCAATATCCGCACGAATTCACTGGCACGGCACAGTCTACCACTTGGAAGATAAACACAACCACACAGGTTAATTTTGGTGGTTCAGGTTCGTGGAGCCTTACCTATCCAATGAGTATGGAAGGACTGTTAGTCACTCCTACTTGGCAGCGTACTTTCAACACCAACGTTGACTATGATGACAAAATCTATGCTGTAGCAGTAGACAGCAGTGACAACATTATCGCAGTGGGTCGAGGCTATGGTGAATTGAACACAGGCAACTTCCGAGATCTTGCCCTAGTCTTCAAATTCAACAGCACAGGCACACTACAGTGGGTTCGACAACTCAATGAAGCTGGCGACCACTGCCTTGCTCAAAGTGTTATTACTATTGGCACAGACATCTATGCGGTACACGACAGCAGTGACGATGGCGACACAGTGATTACTAAACTGGACAGCACAGGTACAGTCAAGTGGCAGCGTAGAACTCAAGGCGGCGACGATGCCTGTATCGCTCGCACATACAATGGTAATCTAATGGTAGTCGCAGAACAATATCACGAAGAATTTGATGATGATGCTATAAAAATATTCCAGTTGACAGCCAGTGGTGAAACTGTGTACAAACGTTGGTTATCAGCTACTACCAATGACGATACCTGGTTGGCTACACCTCGTGGCCTGTGCGTAGATAATCACAGTTTCTATATTGGTGCGTATTTTGACACTGACAACTATGAATCAGGATTAGCAGTTCGATTACCCCTAGACGGTTCGGGCACAGGCGAGTACGGCTCATTCAGTTATCAAGATGTTAATGATGAAACTAGCAACTTTCTCAGCACAGGAATAGCCGATGTCAACTACTCAATCAACACCATAGATATAGAAGGTGAATTTAACTATGCTGGTGCCTTGGCAGTGGCTCCTACGATCAGCACCAGCACGGCAGTGACCACAGGCACAGGCAATTTCTATGTTGACAGCTGGTATCCAGATTTAACCATTGAAACCATTCACGACACCGACGGTGGCAGCATCGTGTTTGCTGATGGTTCTAAACAGACTACTTCAGCTACAGACATCCCACAACGCAGATATTTTGGTCAGCGATATATGCTGGGATTAAAGGATCGCGGACATCACATTCTGTGTGATGAGGCCAATGACAACATTGTGATTCCTTATAATAGTCGTGTGCCATTCCCCGTAGGTTCTGTGATCACCATCGTCAACACTACCAGTAATACTATTGGTATTGGCCCAGAAGGCGGTTCAATCGATGTGATGTTGGCAGGTGAAGGCAACAACAATTGGTATGTCATAGAAAACTACGGTATGGTCACACTACTGAAGATTGGTCCAGAACAGTGGGTGATCTCTGGTAATGTTACTCCGAATTAAGGAACTCATATGCCTATATCACAGATCATATTAGCAAGAGGCTCCGGCGGTGGTGGCGGAGGTGGCGGAGGCGGTGGTAACCCCCCGGCAGACTTTACCATCGAATGGTGGCAGAAGGTTGAAAACAACAGCAACAATCCACGTCCTTGGTCAGTGGGTTTATATCCCACACAACAGTTGGCCATAAGTTATGAAAATGGTCTTAGTGACTACTTCTGGGTCAATAACAATGCTGTCAATAACACCGTACAGAGTCACATTGGAGCAGGGTGGAGACACATAGCCTATGTGCGTTATAACGGTGTGATCCGAGGCTACATTAATGGCTCGAAATACACCCCAAACATTACCAGCACCGAACTAATAACTGGAACCGATGTACCATTATATGTAGGCACCGGTGAGTTGGCTGCTGGTACTTACAAGGGCTATATCACTAATCTACACATTATGAAAGGCGTGGCCAAATATACTGATCCCGGTGGTTTCATACCGCCAACAAGTCCTATACAACTCGCTACGGGTTCAGCGTTCCTACTGCCCGCATTAAATGATGCAAGTAAATTCTATAATAGTGCCGAAACAGCAATAGGATCAGAAACAGGCACAGTGACTTGGAGCAGTGATACACCATTTACTGCGGCCAGTCCTGTTACTATTACAGGTGATGCTTGGAATGACGGAGTACTTACAATATATGTAAACAGAATTATTAACTCAAGTATAGAAAATGTACAAGCAGGCTGGACATTTGTGTCGGCTAACTATACAGCAACAGTGGTTTCGGCTACTAATCCCAATGACACTAATCGAAACATAGTATTGTCTATAACCAGTGGCGTTATGGACAGTGGTGAAGGCACATTTACACAGCCAGCACTGGGCGGCAGTTTATACTTCAATGGCTCAAGTTATCTAAACTATGGTGGTAGCGCCTACTGGGCAATAGATAATGTGTGATGATAAACCTGCCTAGAGATCTTGCTGAACAGATATTACTACAGCGTGAACTAGATCCTAGAGATAGAGGCACGAGAGGTTGGCAGAGCAGACCACGCACTGACCAACCTTTTGAATGGTTTGAATCGGTGTATAGAGCAGTAGAACTACAGGAAGGTCCTATAGATAGTTGGTGGTTTAATGTTAATACACAGGGAGAGTATACAGGATGGCATGCTCATGTGCGTTGGGCGAAGGTAGCAGTATTGTATGTTACATTACCTGGTGGGGATATAGAATTCAAACAGGGTGGAGCGTATTGGACAGAAACACCCAACGTAGGCGATTTATTAGTGTTTCCTGGTAAGTTAGAGCATAGAGTAAGGCCAAATCCTAGCAATGAAGTTAGGATCAGCATAGCTTTTAATTTTAAAGTTAGCACTTAATGAAAACGTATAAATACTGGATAAAGAGAGATTACTATGCAGAGTAAAGACGTAACAGGCGTACATATTGAAGGACATATTAAAATTCATAACCCAGAATCTGGGGAAGTGTTCATCAATAAACGTAACGCTATTCACTATGAAAATATTAGTATTGCCCTAGCGCAAAGTTTAGCTAATTCGGGACAAGGTTTTGTCTACGAAATGGCATTTGGTAACGGCGGAACAGCAGTTGACCCAACTGGTATTGTTACCTATTTGACTCCTAACAGCACCGGATCTAATGCTAGTCTATACAACGAAACTTATAGTAAGGTTGTAGATGATAGAAGCAGTAATAACACAGATCCAACACGTAATTTTATTGAAACACGACATGTAACTGGTACTAATTATACAGATTTATTTGTAACTTGTTTGTTAGATTACGGCGAGCCCAGCGGCCAACAAGCGTTTGACAACTCAAATAACAACAGCGGATTGTATGTATTTGATGAATTAGGTTTAAAAAGTTACAGTTCAACAAACAACAGTCTGTTATTAACTCATGTGGTATTCCACCCTGTACAGAAAAGTTTAAATCGTTTGATTCAAATTGATTATACAGTACGTATACAGAGTTTAACTGGTCTAGCAGGAGTTTAATAAATGCCATATCAAATTAAATTTACTGAAACTACTAATCCTGCTAAACCAAGCATTACTGTTGCAGACCAAAGTATTAATCAAGAAACTAGTTTACAGTTTCCAGGTAAAAATTATAGTGCGTATGCACCTGTTCTAGCAGAAAACTTTTTACACTTACTTGAAAACTTTGCAAAAAACACTAGTCCTCCTAATCCTGTTCAGGGACAGTTATGGTATGACAACGGAGCAGGTGAAAACATTCTTAAAGTTTATGACGGTACAGGGTGGACGCCAGCAGGTACCGTTAAAAAGTCAGCAACAGAACCTAGTGTTGTAAACAGCAGTAAAGGCGACTTGTGGGTTGATACAGAAAATCAACAAGTATATGTTTATTCTGGATCTAACTGGCTATTAGTAGGCCCGCAATTTAGTTCTGGTTTAAAAACTGGCCCAGATATTGAAACTATAACAGATACAAATAACACTGATCATAATGTTGTTACGATTTATTCAGAAAACAACAGAATTGCAATGATCAGTAAAGCTGCTTTCACACCAAAGACTAGTATTTCTGGATTTCCAAGCATTGGTCAAGGTATCAATCTTTCAACAGTTGACTCAACAAGTACTACAGCACCAACTAAATTTTGGGGTACTGCTAGTCAAGCTGACGGCCTAGTAGTATTTGGAAAAAATGTTACAGCTGATAACTTTGTTAGAAAAGACATTGAGCAGACAACTAACTCTCCATTAAACATTGCTAATAACGGCGGCATCAGTATTGGTAGTAATAAGAGTTTTAACATTGCTACAGATGCTAATTCAACATTGTTTATCTCCAGAACTAGCGGAAATTACATTGAATTCAAATTAAACAACAACGGAACTCCTGTTACAGCAGTTCATATTGATGCTAACGGATTTGTAGGAGTTGGTCCAGATAACACAAATCCTGTTGAAGCATTAGATGTTGCTGGAAATATTATATCAGACGGTAATTTAATTGTACAGGGAACAACTGATGCTACAGTTTTAGGCGTTGG